GCGTGAATTTTATGGAATCACGCCCGCCGCTAGAAGATATTGGTGAGCTAAACCTTAAAGCGTATCAAGTGCAATCTGATCTAGACAATCAGTTGCATATCTCAGCGGTGCCAATGCTTGCGTTCTTTGGCTTTCCAATGGCAGGCGAGGAAGTATCAGCCGGTCCTGGTGAGGCGATTAGCTTTCCCGCTGAGGGCAATGCTCGATACATTGAGCCTGATGGCAAGAGTTTTGAGGCGCAGTTCAAAAGGCTTGATCAGGTAGCCGGGCAGATCAATGAACTGGGCTTGTCTGCTGTGTTAGGTCAGAAGCTAAGTGCTGAGACTGCAGAGGCAAAGCGGATTGATCGCAGTCAGGGCGATAGCACCATGATGGTGATTGCTCAGAATATGCAGGATCTAATTGATAATTGCCTGGTGTATCACGCCCGGTATCTCAACGTACCGCAGGCTGGCAGCTCATATGTCAATCGTGACTTCCTAGGCGGCAAGCTGGAGCCGCAAGAGATCCAGTCGCTGCTGGCGCTTTATACCGCAGGCACGATCACGCAAAAGACGCTGCTAGATCAGTTGTACGAAGGCGAGGTGCTAGGCGATGAGTTTGACGTAGAAGAGGAACTAGAGGCAACACAAAGTGGCGGATTGGTCGAAATGGACCAGCCAGAGCCTGTCGGTAATCGAGAGATGCCAGAAGAATCAGCGGAACCAGAAGATGTTGATGAGATGCCCGAGTGATGGGACCATTATTCAAGCTGTTGCTCATGGGATCACGTAAACCACGACGACAGCAGCTTTCTTGCAGCCGCAAAGAGATGCCTGATGATGTTTTTGCTGTGATCAGACTTTCGTGGTTTCGTGAATGCAAATTGTATAGCGTTGAAGAATTACAGGTTATTACTGAGTGCGAGGATAAAGTTAACGTAGTTCAGTTGCTAGTGCACGAAGCATTAAAAGCTGGCGCTGATGTTTCTGTGCTAACGGCATGTCATCCAACAGCACTTGGCTTTAAGTAATGGCAACACCGTCTAGCTTTTATCGCAACGCGATTGACCTCAATCGTTATAGCAACGGTGTGGCGCGTCAGATCGTTGTTGTTTATAACGACATCATCATTGATTCTGTTAATCAACTCCGCACGATAGATGAGCTATCGGCACCGGCTAAAGCCGCTAGGCTAAGGGCTATTTTGGCGCAACTCAAGGAATCACTTGATACATGGTCAGGCGCTAGTGTGCAGACTCTTGCCGGTGAATTGCAAGGGCTAGCATTGCTGCAATCTGAGTTTGTAACCAATGAGCTTAAAGAGCTTTTGCCACGCGGCAGTCAAAGCGCAGTTAATACGGTAGAGATAAGCCCTCAGTTTGCTCAATCAGTCGTCAGCGTAGATCCCACGCAGATAAACGTTGTAGCTTTGAGTGATGATCTTACTGCTGCGGTTACAGGCGCACCACAAACCTTTTCATTGACTGCGGCAAAAGGCGCCACGATTACTTTGCCAAACGGCGAGGTCATAGAAAAAGCATTTAGAGGGATCGCAGTAGATCAGGCTGAGAGATTTAACCAAGTCATCCGCCAGGGACTTTTAGCAGGTGAACCAACCCCTGCGATAGCAAAGCGTTTGATTGGTAATCTGCAGTTTGGCGAACGTGCAAAAACGTTGCGTCAACTTGTGCAAGCGGGTGGACAGGCGACTGCTATAGCTAATAAGCAAATTCTTACTTTGGTCAGGACAAGTGTTAATCAAGTCGCTAATGCAGCAAGTCAGCAGGTTTACGAAGCAAATCAAGACATTACAAAAAAATATAGATACGTGGCTACATTAGACACGCGAACGTCAGCGATCTGTAGATCATTAGATGGCAAAGTATTTGTTTATGGTAAGGGGCCAACCCCACCACAGCATTTCAACTGCAGGTCTACTACCGTGCCGGTAATTGATGAAAAGAATTTAGAGCGCATGGGTATTCGATCCCCAGAAGAGGTTATTGGCAAAGGAAGGCGGGCGGCTATGGGTGGAACAGTGCCGGCTGATACAACCTATGGAGAATGGTTGCAGAAGCAGAGCAAGAAAACACAGGGAGAGGTACTTGGTCCTAGCAAAGTCCCATATTTTGAGCTACTGTCAAAAAAGTACGGACCACAGCAGGCGCTTGCAAAATTTGTTAGCACCGATGGCTCTGAACTGACCCTCAAGGAACTCAAAGAGCGTTATGAATCAGCCTGATCTAAGGCATTTTGGCAATGGTTGGATTTTTAGCGATCCAGTCATGGCGTTAATTGGCGAGGCATGGGTGCCTGCTGTTTTCACGTACCAAGGTTGGATGACTCGTGATTTTGCTACTAGCCTTAATTCAGTAACGGAGTGGCACTATGGCGAAAAAGCCAAGCAAAGCCGAACAAAAAATCAGCAAGGTAATGAAGGAGTACAAAGCCGGGACTTTGAAATCGGGTCAACCGGGCAAAGGAAAAGGACCAGTCGTAAAAAGTCGTAAGCAGGCTATTGCGATTGCACTGAGCGAGGCTGGCAAAGCACGAAAGCAAAAGCCAAAAGCCAAGTAGCATGGCAGGGTAGCTGCCTGCAAGCAGATGCCTAAGTACACCGGACCAGCTAAGCCGCAAAAACCTATGGGCAAAAAGGGAGGCAAGAAAAAGTAATGGCTGGCAAGCAACGCCGCGTACCCAAAGACAAGGCGACCGGCTTGCCGAAGAAGTACCTCAGCGGCGCCAAAAATAAGAGCGCCAAAGCCCGCGAAATCAAAAGCACCGCTGAGGCATACAAACGCGGCGAGTTCATCGACATCCGCGCCGTTTCCAAATCAAGGACCGAACAAGGTGGCAAGCGCAAAACCCCTAAGCGAGGCAACTAAAAAAGCCCTCCGCGCCAAAGCTGAAGGCACCCGCTTCACGTACCGCGAACTGGCGGCGGTTTACCGCCGTGGGCAGGGTGCTTACCTGTCTAGTGGTTCTCGCAATGTTCCAATGGAGGCATGGGCAATGGGTCGCGTCAATAGTTATGTATCGGGCAAGGGGGGAGCCCGTAAAGCTGACAGCGACCTCTACAAGAAGGCGCGAGGCTGATGGCAATCAAGTATCGCGGCGAGCAGTTTGAGGGTTACAACCAACCCAAGCGGACGCCTGGGCATCCCACAAAATCACACGCGGTTTTAGCCAAGGAAGGCGACAAGGTAAAACTGATTCGATTTGGACAGCAGGGCGTTAGTGGCAGCCCTGCCAGAACTGGAGAGTCTGAGGCATCTAAGGCACGACGGGCTAGCTTCAAAGCACGTCATGCCAGCAACATTGCCAAAGGCAAGATGTCACCTGCGTTCTGGGCGGACAAGGTGAAGTGGTGATCACTCATTTGCAGTGATCCAATCTTTAAGTTCTGCAACATATTGTCTAAGTTGCTGTGCTTTGATGGCGTGCCAGCTGTTGCCTGTCCGCCGGTATTGATCCATATGACGGTCAATCGCTTTTAAGCATTGATAGATCAACGGGTTCCACGGCTCCCGTACAACCGTGTTCCACTCCCGTTTTGACATTACCGGATACTAACGATTATCCTAGGTGCGCTCTAACCCAGTGGGTTTTATGTCCGATGAACAGCAAGCTCCCGTGGAGCAGTCTGTTGATGTCAGCCAAATGCAGGCAGAATTGGAGGCAATGCGACGCAAGAACGCAGACCTTCTACGTGAATACAAGACAGCCGTTGAACAAGCTAAGGCAGTGCCTGATGGGCTTGACATCCAAGAACTGATTGACTTCAAGCGCAAAGCCGAGCAAACGGAGCTGGAGTCACAGGGTAAATACCAAGAAGCCCGTCAGGCTTTGGAACAACAGTTCCGGGAGGCTACTGCACAGAAGGATCAGCGGATTGCTGAACTTGAAATCCGCGTCCGTGAGCTTGAGCTGCTAACGCCTGCCGTCAGCGCACTGGCTGATATTGTGCATGACCCTGACTTGGTGATGAAAACCAAGTTGACACCAGACAAGATTGAGCGTGAGCCAGACGGCACTGTCGTCGTGGTTGAGGGCTACCAGCGCACACCAGTGCAGGACTGGGCAAAGACTTTGCCGGCTTGGATGCAGAAGCAACCAAAGCCACAGGGCAGTGGCGCACCCATTGGGCGGTCGTCTACTGACACGCCAGCGGGCATCAAAAACCCGTTTGCGCCTGAATCTTTCAATTTGACGGAGCAGTCAAGGCTGTACCGGACAGATCGAGATTTGTATGATCGGTTAAAAACTGCTGCGGGGCGTTAAACTTTTC